TTGATGAATGTGTAAAGAAGGTTCGCCATCACCGTGTGTGTAGTGATGGCAAACAAAACAATATTCATGACCATCTGAATACACACTATTGGCATCAGATGATCCGCAATTAAGACACTCCGAGTGCCTCAGAAATTCGCTCACTGAGTTCTGCATAATGTGTTGCTTGGTTCATATGATACTCAATCCAATCATCCAGAGCTAGTAGAAAACCTTTGATGATTGCATCACCGTACTCAGGTTGATCAGCTTGTGCATCAGATATTAAATCCATGAAGCGTTCTTTGTAAAACTCAGGAGTACCGTATGTCATAAGAGCCATTTGAGTGGGATGTTTTGAAATGATGTCCACGGTATGTCATAACGTTCACACCACTTAGCATATGTAGTTTTAGATCGTTTGCTGATTGTATTGAAAGGGGCTTGGAATACCATACGAAGATCTAGTTCAGGATTGAGCGTTTTAACTGCCTTAATCTTTCTCCGATCATCAGAATCCCAGTAACCTTTGCATTCAAGCACAACACCATTGGGTAGAATAAAATCAGGAGTGTAAACGTGCTCAATAACGTAAGGTACTTTGGTGGTTTCGTATTCATACTTGACTCCAAGCTCAACAAGTAAATCAGCAACCTTCTCCTCAAGCTTGGAGCGGAATGCCATTATGCGTCTTCCAACGCTTGTTCGATAAGTTCATCCACAATCTCATTAACTGCACGTTGCATCTCATAACGGAAGTCATCACGAGATTTCTTGTACTTAGTTACGGAGATAGGTGGAAGCTTAGCAGTCATGTCACATTGGTAGAGACCAAGCTCTTCGTTTTTAAAAATGTTCAGTTCAATCATCAGAAGTCGTCCTCTTCGGTGGTAGTGGTTGTAACGTTAGGGGTAGAAGCTTTAAAGCCTTCAGTCTTGCCAAACAAGGCGGCTACATCAACATCATTCATGTCACCAGTGTCTACTCCAGCTCCTGCCTTGACAGACACCAGTTGTACACCAACCAGTTTAAGACTTGTTCCGTAAGTGACACCATCCTTGAGGATGTATGGTTTCTGATAGAACGCCAGCTTAACTGTGCTACCACCATACATGGGCGTATTTTCGTCCGTGATGTGTGTACCTTCAGTGTCAACGACGGGCGGTTTAGTTTCTTCATTCCAAGAGAACTTAACTTTGTATTGACCTTCAGCAACTTCTTCCCAAGGCTCAGGCTTAAGGACAGAACGCTTCGGGTTCTTCAGTTTACCTTGTGCCCACTCAAGTGATTGCTCACGATCAGTTTCAAGGGCATCAATCATATCCTCACCGACAATAGCAGAGAGGGAGTAGCCAAACTTACTTGGCTTCAGTACAGCTTGGTAACCATCAAGGACAACAGGCTGTTCAGTTTTGTGAATAGTACGGGGCATTAGCAAAAAAAGTAAGTGGAATCAATCACGGATTCTGGCATCAGATCTCCGATGATCGGTGGTTCAGTCTCCGCTCCTATTTGGTGAGCGAAGTCTCGCAAGTAATCGTGCTCTGCAAAGAGGTGCATATATGTCTCTCGTACGATTGTACTAAGTGAAGACATGTCAGTAGCACGACACAATACAGAGTCATGAATGAGAGCGATCGGTGCGTCAAAAGCCAACGCACTGAAGTGTAGCAAAGATGCATCAAGGGAATGGATTAGATTAGGTGCTGTTGCGTTCTTGTGGTGTTGCTTGTCAACCTTGTCAGAGTCATCGACTGCGACGGTCAACTTACAACGACCCAATAACTGTAGCTCAACTTGGACTGTCTGTTTCTTCATGAGCTTTTGCGTAACGACAAAACCAGATGGAGTAATCCATGTCAACTCTGCCTTACCTCTGTCGATTGCGTTGGCAACCTCAGACTCAATCCAGCTCATGACAGCCATGGGACCAGGTACAACCTCATCCATAGCATTTCTAACAGCGACCACAGTCTTTGTCAAGTCATCTTTATCAATCTCAATACCTTTCTCAGCTAAAGCTTCTTTGATGTAGCCTCGGTTGGAGAATGGTTTGGCATTGTAAGGAACTGTCATGACGACACGCTTAACAGTCTTTCTATCCATGTAAGGCTGGATAGACTTAGGACAGTAAGGTGTAGCAGCTTCTGCGACTACCTTGTAAGCATCTTGTGGACGGTCAGAAGGTAAGACATTGACTAACTTAGCTGTGTTCTTATCACGTGCTAACCCAGCTAGTATCTGTAGACCACTACATGTAGCGTCTGTAGCTACTGGGAGGCTTGTAAAATGACGATCACAAACAAGTACACAATGATAATACTCGTCACATGCTGCCAGAAACTGCCATGGTTCATCTGCTGCTTCCCAATCGTGAATGTGTTTGATGGGATCAGAAGCGACACAAGTAATTAAATACGAGTTGTTCTTCACCCACTCAAGTCGTTCACTCATAGGTGCTTTATCAAGACCATAAGTAGTAGCAACTTGAAACGCTAACCAGTCCTCTGCTTCAGGAGTCATATACGACTCATCAGCAAACTTCAACAAACTTTTTCCAAAGTCTGTATCTTGTGGAGTAAGAAAGGCAGGGAT